TGCAGTTGCTTTAAACACTTTAATTTTATCATTAGATAATAAATGCCAACATAAGATACTATTTACAAGGTACACTCTTAAATCAGCTTCTATTTCTATTATACCAGAATTTAAAGAAAAGATTGAGTTAATGGGTTGGGAAAGTTTTTTCCATATCACCAGCAACGAAATTACTAATCTATTAACTGGAAGTAAGATTTTATTTAGGGGTATAAGAACAAGCTCAGGAGATCAAACAGCAAACCTTAAATCACTACAAGGTATAACAACTTGGATAATAGATGAAGCTGAAGAAATGGTTGATGAGGATATATTTGACAAGATAGATTTTTCAGTTAGACAAAAGGGAGCAAAGAATAGGGTTGTAATGGTTATGAACCCCTCAACAAAAGAGCATTGGATTTACCAAAGGTTTTATGAAGGTGCTGGAGTGCAAGCTGGTTACTCTGGAATAAAAGGAGAAACAACTTATTGTCATTCTACATACTTAGATAATATAGAACATCTTTCACAAAGTTATTTAAATAGAATTAAAGAAATGAAAGAACGCAGGCCTCAAAGATATAAACACACTATTGAGGGTGCTTGGTTAGAAAAAGCTGAAGGAGTTATATTTAGCAACTGGAGTTTAGGCGAATTTAAAGAAGTAGGTAAAGTTGTATTTGGACAAGATTATGGGTTTAGTAATGACCCTTCAACATTGGTTAAGACAAGTATAGACAAAGAAAAAAAGATTATATATGTTAAATTGTGTTTCTATCAAACTAAGTTAACTACAAGCGATATATCAACACTTAATAAAAAGTTTGCAGAAGATAATTTAATTGTAGGTGATTCAGCAGAACCTAGATTAATCAATGAATTAAGCAGAGATTGTTCAGTAGTTCCAGCCATTAAAGGTCAGGGCAGCGTTACTTATGGGATTAGCTTGTTACAAGACTATGATTTAATTATTCACCCAGATAGTACAGATTTAATAAAGGAACTTAACAATTATGTTTGGTTAGAAAAGAAAAGCCAGACTCCATCTGATAATTGGAATCACGCTATTGATGCGTTGAGGTATGCAGTAAGTTATCAATTACAGAACCCGAATTTAGGGGAGTATCATTTATATTAAATAAAAAAGGGCTGAAGATATGAAAACATAAACAACAACCCTTCAAGTACTGAACACTTCAAAGATACAAAAAAATATTAGTTTTAAAAATTTTATTACATTCGTATATAACGATTCACTAATTAAAACGTTTATAAATAAATGAAACTAACTATTAACATACCAGAAACACTTAATGAAGTTACTTTAAAGCAATACCAAAAGTGGTTAAAGATTGCTGATGGTAAAGAACTGGATTCATTCTTACAACAAAAGATGGTAGAGATATTTTGTAATATACCACTAAAGCAAGTATTACAAATTAAAGCATCTGATATAAACAACATCTGCGAAGAACTTACAAAACTATTTAATAACGAACCTAAGTTTATAGATAGGTTTACAATAAATGATAAAGAATTTGGTTTTATACCTAAGCTGGATGATATTTCTTTTGGTGAATACGTTGATCTTGATACATACCTTGCAGACTGGGAGCTTATGAATAAAGCAATTGGCGTTTTATATAGACCAATAACCTACAAGAAGAAGAAACAGTATTTAATAGAAGATTATGAAAGTGCTGAAAAGTACGATATGACAGAAGTTACTTTAGATGTTGTATTTGGTTCGCTTGTTTTTTTTTACAGTTTAAAGAACGAATTACAGAAAACTATCCTGAATTATTTAGCAACTCAGAAGGAGATAGAGCTGCCTCAGCATCTGCAGGATTCTCTGCTAAATGGGGCTGGTATCAATCTATCTACGGACTTACTAATGGAGACATTCTCAAATACAATGAAATTACCAAATCAAAACTCCACACTTGTTTAATGCACTTAGCATTTGAAAAAGATAAATATGAATTAGAACAACAAATATTAAAAAGAAGCCAACGATGACAAAGGATGATATATTAGAAGAATTAACAGAACGAGATTTATTAATTGAGAATGAACACATTATTTTAGTTGATGGTTTTGAAGAAGCATTTTTAGGTATTACAGCTAACAATCCAGTACAAGCAATATATGATTATTGGATATGTTTAGATTTATTAATACAGCGTGATAATATGGATTTTGATAATGCTATTGATGACTTAGATGAATTTATTAATCAAGATTTAGGAGTACACACTCCAAGATATATAAAAGTAGTATGAACAGTTTTTACAATATAATAGATAAAATAAAAGAAGTAATTGTTGCAGAACCATTTAACAACGAAATAACTTTTGGTGATATAGCTGATATTGATTTAAAGAAGCAGAGCTTGTTTCCACTATCTCACGTGATGGTTAATAATAGTACAATAAATAACAATTATGTAACATTTAATATTACTATCTTCTTTATGGATTTAGTAGATATTAGCAATGAACAAGTAACAGATTTATATAGAGGTAATGACAATAGGCAAGATATATTAAACACTCAGTTAGCATTAGCAACAAGGGTTATTAGAGTTTTACAAAAGAGTGATTTATATAAAGATAAATTTGAATTAATTAATCCAGCTACTTGTGAACCGTTCACAGAAAGGTTTGATAATATGCTTGCTGGTTGGGCAGTTACTTTTGATGCTGGTACAAACGATGAAATGACTTACTGCTAATGAGTGAATTTAAAAAGGCATTAGAGAAATACGCTAAGTATGTTATTCAACAGTCAAGGAGCAACCTAACTAAAAAGAAAAACAACGCTTCTAAGCAATTATATAATAGTTTAGAGTATAGAATACAAGGAGATAAGATTTCGTTTCTTAGCGAGAAGTATGGCGAGTTTATAGATAAAGGTGTAAAAGGTTCTAAATCTACATATCCTGAAAGCTCAGCAAGTCCATTTAAATACACTACTAAACAACCACCAAGTTCTGTATTTGACAAGTGGAGTATTAGAAAAGGTATTGCACCAAGAGATAAACAAGGTAGGTTTGTTAGTAGGCAATCATTAAATTTTTTAATTGCAAGAAGTATTAAAAACAAAGGTATTAGAGCAACATTATTTTTTACTAAACCGTTTGAACGTGGTTTAGATTTATATGGAGATGAAATAGTTGCTGGTTATTTAGAAGATAAATTAGATTTACAATGAGTACAATTATTAGAACAAGAAGCCCATTTTTTATAAGAACACCACAAGAAGCAGATGCTAACCTTAGTTATTTTCAAATAAACATAACTGTATTTGGTGGTTTGAGTTCTTCAACTGAAATATGTGATGATTTATATGCAACTTACTCACTACAAAAGAAACCATTAGGAGCTGAAAATTCTGTTTCATTTGACATTAGCGAAATAGTTAATGACCATATAGAACAAATATTTACTGGTACTTATGCTGCTGCTAAAAGTTCTATTTGGGTAACTGTAGCAACATCAGCAAGACAATCAGATGGTACTGTAATTGGTTCTGTAACTACAAACACTTACTTAGCTCAAGAAGGATTCAATAAATTTAAAGAAGGTGTAAACTACACAACAGAACCTATTGCAATGCTAAGTAGTAATTACATTCAAAATCATAAAGGAAGCACAATTACAATACCAGTAAATGTAGAAAGGGTTACGCAAGTTGAATGGAGAAACGGTACAAGCGTAAGAGAGACAGATACTTTTACAGACAACGGCAACCAAAACCAAAAGATACAATTTGCTTTATTTACTGCTGGTACTTTTTTAGATAATGCTTTAATAACTTATGATAGTGGAAGCACTACTACAATAACTTTAGAACAAGTAGAAGAATGCAAGTATCCAGTTAACAAAATTACGTTTGTAAATAGATGGGGAGCTTTACAAGATTTATTCTTCTTTAAGAAATCAACAGAAAGTTTAGATGCAACAAGAGAAAATTTTAATGCAAGTATTTTTGAAGCAAGAGCTGTTCAATTAGACCCACCTGAAACACCTGGTGATGCTTGCCAAGAATCATTAACATTTAATACTTACTCAACTACTGCACACGCAAAGAAAACATTTAATGCTAATGCTACAGAATCAATTGTTTTAAATACTGGTTTTGTTAACGAATTAATGAATCCATATTTTGAGGAGTTGATGGTTAGTGAATACATATGGCTAACAGATTCAAGTGCTAACATATTTCCAGTTAATTTAAAAGAAAGCTCCTTTGCTAAAAAGACAGGATTAAACGATAGGTTAATTAATTACACAATGAGTTTTGAAAAATCATTCAGTTTAGTAAACAACATTAGATAGTGCAGAAAGTTATTCTATACATACAGCCACAGTTAAGAAATACAACAACTACACAAGACTTTGTTAGAGTTGATTTAATGGAAGAAGATTTAATTGAATTAACTCAGGTTATTCAAGATGTAAATGATATAGAAAAAATATTTACAGATTATTCAAGGACTTTTAATTTACCAGCAAGTAAAACAAATAATAAGATTTTTAAGCATTGGTATAATCCAGATATAGATGGTTTTGATTCAAGTGTTTTTTGTAGTGCAAGAATTGAGCTAAATCATTTACATTTTAGATTTGGTAAAATACAATTAAATGAGGTTGCAATGAAGTTTGGAGAACCTTCTATGTATAAGGTAACATTCTTTGGTGAAACAACAACTTTTAAAAACGCTATAAATGAAGATGAACTATCTGATTTAGTTTGGCTTAATGAATTTAATCATAGTGCAACAGTTACTAATGTAAAAGATGGTTTAGAAAATGGTTTAAATTTTACTGTTAATTCTGTTGCTTATAACGATGCAATAATATATCCATTAATAGCACATTCACAAAGCTATATTTATGATAACCAAAATGGTTCTGCTAATTTAAGCAATGGTTTAAATATTAGTACTAACACAACACACCATCAACAAAGGGGTGTAGTTCCAGAAGATTTAAAACCAGCAGTAACAGTTAAAAATATAATTAAAGCTATTGAAGAGCAATACAACATAACTTTTAAAACTGGTGAATTTCTTGACTCTGCTGCTATGACTAATTTGTATTTATGGCTACATAGAGAAAAAGGTAAAATGGCAACTGCTGGCACTTGGATTGGCAATAGTGATACTTATACTTGTAGTGGTGCTAATTGCACAGAGCTAACAGATACTGCTGGATTCACAGGTTACTTTACTTTAAATACTGGCATATATAAATGGAACTCTAATCTTGGACCAGATACAGATGTAACTACTATAACTTTTGAAGTAACTCCAGCAAGTGGGTTTACAGCAGTTGAATATAGTTTAGAAATAGTACGTGCTAATAATTGGGAATCATTCGCTAAAGTAGAAAACAAAAGTGGAACAAGTTCTGTTACATTAACAATTGGTGGTGCTAATGGTTTAGATGTAGCATCATTAGTTTCTTTTAATCCTAATGGCAATGATTTTGTAGGTAGATTAATGACAGAATCTTCAATTCAATTTCAATCAAAGTTTACAATTACAAGAGATTTTAGTTTTAATAATTTTGATGGTACTGTATTAAGTTTTAATTGGAGTGGAACATTTACAAGTAATTCAACAACACTATCTCCACAAGATAAATTAGTTGTTGTTACTGAGCAGATGCCAAAGCTTAAGATTAAAGATTTTTTAAATGGTTTATTTAGACAATTTAATCTAACTGCTTATGTTGATTTTAATAATGAGATAGTAGTTAAAACTTTAGATAATTATTATGCTGGTGGAGATACTCAAGATATAACACAATTTGTAAAAACTGATGAACATACTGTTTGTGATGTAATACCATTTAGTGAAGTAGATTTTGAATACTCAGAACCAAAGAGCATTTTAGCAGAGCAATTTCAATTAGTAAATAACCAAAAGTATGGAGAACTTAATTATGTAACTGATGTTAGTAAGAAAAGTATTTACCAAATTAAACTTCCTTTTGAGCATATGTTATTTGAAAGGTTACAAGATAAAACAAGTAGTGCTTTAACTACAGTACAAGTTGGTAGTTTTTTAAATACAGAATTAAGTCCTGAAATTGGGCAACCCTTAATGTTTTACGGTATCTATCAAAACAATGTAGCTACATCAATTAACTTTTTAGATAGTACAAGACCTGAAACTTATGGCGCTTTATGCCCAACAGGAACAAATTCTTCTTTAGATGATTATTGGATTCCAAGTGCTTGCAATGAATTAGGCACATCCTCAACACCACCTACATACAATTTAAACTTTGGTAGTGAAATAAACACCTACACACTAACTGATTATGCTGGTAATAATAATAGCTTATTTCAAACTTATTATACTAATTACATAACAAGAGTATTTAACAAGAAAACAAGGATATTCAAATTCTCTGCTGTATTGCCTTTAAAAGTTTTATTGACTTTAACATTAGATGATTTAATTGTAGTTGGCACAAGAGCTTACACAATAAATAAAATGTCTACTAAATTACAAAGTGGAGAAACAAATTTTGAACTATTAAACGAACCAAATTGAAAACAATATTAGAAGCATTAGAATTTTGTAAGGAGAATAAATTATATGATAAACATATAAGAATAGCATTAGGTATTAACAAAGTGCCAATGACTATTAGAGAAGGTTTAAACCAATTAAGAATGAAGAAATGAGTAAAGAAGTTATAGTAACAGTTAAGGCAGATACTAAAGATGCTCAAACTAATGTAAAAGATTTAAATAAAGATCTTAAAAAAACAGAAACTGATTTATCTGGTGTTGAAAATATGGCTGATAAAGCCACAGGTGGATTAGTTAGTGGTTTTAAAGGTTCTGTTGGTGCTATTAAAGGGGTAGTAAAAGGTTTTAAAACATTAAGAGGTGCAATCATTGCAACTGGTATAGGTGCTTTAGTGCTTGTTGTTTCTTCATTGATGGCTGCATTTACAGATAGTGAAGAAGGTGCAAATAAATTTAGTAAAATTTTAAAAGTTCTCGGAACTGTAGTTGATAATGTTTTAGACTTGTTTGCTGATTTTGGGGAAGCTATAATATCAGCTTTTGAAAACCCACAAGAGGCACTAATGTCTTTTGTTAATTTATTAAAAAACCAAGTAATTAATAGAATTAATGGTTTAATGGAATTAATACCAGCACTTGGTAAAGCAGTTCAATTAGTTTTTAGTGGTGATTTTTCAGAAGCTGGAAAAGTGGCAACAAATGCAGTTGGTAAAGTTGTTCTTGGTGTTGAAGATGTTACAGAAAAAATACAGGCAGCAACACAAGCTACAAAAGAATTTATTGCAGAAAATATTGAAGAAGCAAAAAAAGCAGCAGGTGTTGCTGATATGCGAGCTAAAGCTGCAAAACTTGAAAGAGAATTGTTAGTTCAGCGGTCTAAGTTGGAAAGTGAGATTGCTAATTTAAGATTAAAGTCAAGGCAAGAAGAAGAATTTAACTCAGAAGAAAGAAAACAAGCTTTATTGGATGCGCAAAAATTAGAAGATGAATTACTACAAAAAGAAACAGAAGTTTTAAAATTAAGACGTGATGCACAGGTAGAAGAAAATACATTTGCAAGAAGTAATATAGAAAACCTTGACAAAGAGGCAGAAGCAATAGCAGCAGTTAATAGAATAGCAGCAACAAGAGCCAACCAACAAAGAACAACACAAAGAGAATTAAATACTCTTAATAAACAAATACAAGCAGAAAATAAAAGAATTGCTGACGAGAAAAAAGCTATTGATGATGCAGCATTAAAAAGAACTGAAGCAGCACTTAAATCAGAAAATAATTTAGCTATTAAAAGAAAAAGATTTGATGCAGAACAAATCGAAGATGAATTAGAGAAGTTAGAAAGATTAAAAGAAATTGATTTAGAAGAACAAGAGATAGAAACTGCAAGATTACAAGATGTAATAAATAATGCTAATGCTGGAACACAAGCAAGAATAGATGCAGAAATTGCTTATAATGAGTTCTTAGAACAGTCAAGACAAAAAAATAAAACAAGAGATAAAGAAATACAAGACCAAAAACTTGCAGACCAAAAAGCACATTGGGATGAAATGGAAGCTGAGTTTAATGAGTTTTCTGATGATTTATTTAAAAAAGATAAAGAAATTACAGATGCAAGAATAAGTTTAGAAGAAGCATTAGTAAGTGCTACATCTTCAGCTTTAGGAAGTATAGCACAATTAGCTGGAGAAGGAACTAAAATAGCTAAGGTAGCAGCAATAGCTGATATCATAATTGGCACTGGTGTTGGATTTATACAAGGTTTAGATATTGCACAAAAATCAGCAAAAGCAACAGGACCTGGCGCAGCAGTAGCGTTTCCAATATTTTATGCTACACAAGTAGCAGCAGTTTTAAGCGCAGCAGCACAAGCTAAAAATGTTTTAAGTAGAGCTAAAGGGCCACAACCACCAAGCGTTTCTCCTCCGTCTATTGGTGGAGGTGGAGCAGCAACATCACCAACACAACCACCAAGTTTTAACGTAGTAGGACAATCAGGATTTAATCAAATTGCTGGAGCATTAGGACAACAACCACCAACACAAGCATATGTAGTAGCTGGAAATGTAACTACAGCTCAACAACTACAAAATAATACAATTACACAAGCAACTTTTTAAAATAAAATACAATGGATATAATAGAATTAATATTAGATGAAGATAGCGAAGGGCTAACTGGAATTGAAGCTGTTAGCATCGTAGAAATGCCAGCAATAGAATCTGATTTTGTAGCACTATCAGAGCAAGAAATAAAATTGGCTAAAGTAGATGATGAAAAGCGTTTACTAATGGGAGCTGCTTTAATCCCTAACAAGCCAATCTTTAGAAAGAACGGAGAGAATACTTTTTATGTGTACTTTTCTGAGAAAACAGTCAGGAGAGCAAGTGAATTATTCTTTCAAAACAGTATGCAGAACAACGCAACCTTAGAGCACGAAATGGAGATTAACAATTTAACAGTTGTTGAATCGTGGATTGTAGAAGATACTGAAATGGATAAATCTAAGAAGTATGGTTTAAGTGTACCTAAAGGTACGTGGATGATTTCAATGAAAGTAGAAAATCAAGAAGTATGGAATGATTATATAAAAACTGGTAAAGTTAAAGGATTCTCAATTGAAGGTTATTTTGCAGATAAAGCACAAGTTAAAGACCCAAGTTTAAAATCACAATGGAGCAAAGAGCTTGAAGCTATTGAAGAAGCTGAAGCAGAATATATGCTTAGTAATATTAAGGCTTTAATTAAAAAAGATAAAAGAACTAAATCAGGTAAAAATATTGAATTAGAAAGTTATAACGATTATCCACAAGCAGTTAGTAACAATGCTAAAAGAGGTATAGAACTAAACGAAAAAGTAAATAATAAATGTGCAACACAAGTAGGTAAAATAAGAGCGCAACAATTAGCACAAAAAGAAAACATCAGTTTACAAACTTTAAAAAGGATGTATTCATATTTAAGTAGAGCGCAAGAATATTATGATGAAGGCGATAAAGAAGCTTGCGGTACTATTTCTTATTTATTGTGGGGTGGTAAAGCTGGTTTAAGATGGTCTGAAAGCAAGTTAAAAGAATTAGGAGAAATAAATTTATCTTCTATGGTAGTTGATGAATCTTTTGCAATTATTGATGATAGGTTAGCTTACAGCACACAAGAAAAAGCTGAAGAGATGGCATTGAATATAGATTGTGAAGGTTTTCACGTTCACGAGTTTGAAGGCAAAGAATGGTATATGCCTTGTAAAGAACATAAATTAAAATAATTATGAGAAGTAAAAAATTTAAAACACCAAGTAATACATCACCTAAAAATACCAAGCGTGGTTGTTTGTGTCCTGATGGCAAAAGATACAGTAATAAGTGCTGTGATGGTAGCTTACAAGCGCAAGGTATAGGTAAGATATAAAATAAAGTTGAAAAAAAATATAACAGTAAAGGTTTTCAAACGTTTATAGGTATATACTCAAATTATGAAAGCAAACGAAATACTAAACAAAATAAAAAATATTGTTGGTGAAAAAGTTAATCTTTCTGAAGAAAAAATAGAAATGGCTGAAATTACATTAGAAAACGGAACTGTATTAGTTGCAGAATCTTTTGAAGCTGGAAAATCTGTATTTATTAAAACTGAAGATGAGCAAATTGCTCTACCAGTTGGTGAATATGAATTAGAAGGTGATAGAATTTTAGTTGTATCTGAAGAAGGTTTAATTGACAGTATTAAAGAAGCTGCTAAAGAAGAAGTAGTTGAAGAAGAATTATCTGAAGAATCTGAAGAAGTTAAAGAAACTGAATTAGAGGAAGAAGAAAAAGAAGAAATGAACTATGTAACCAAAGAAGAGTTTACATCTGCTGTTGAAGAAATCAAAGCAATGATTGACGAAAAACTTGGTAACAAAGAAGAAATGAAGGAAGAAGTAATAGAAGATACAAAAGAAGAACTTTCTGCTGTTGCTCCTGAACCTGTAAAACATAATCCTGAAGCTGAAGTTGATAATAAAGTAAATTTTCATATTGCAAGCAATAGAACACAAACAACTAAAGACAGGGTTTTTGATAAAATTTTTAACAATAATTAAATAAATAAAAAATGGCGACAACAACAAGTATAACAAGTACTTACGCTGGAGAATTTGCTGGGAAATATATCTCTGCTGCTCTTTTAAGTGCTAACACAATTGATAAAGGCGGTATAGAAGTAATGCCTAATATCAAATATAAGTCTACTATGAAAAAAGTAGCTACTGATGCAAATGTAATTAAAAACGCTTCTTGCGATTTTGATGCAACTGCTACAGTAACATTAACTGAGAGATTACTACAACCAGAAGAATTTCAAGTAAACTTACAATTTTGTAAGCAAGATTTTCAATCTGATTGGGAAGCTGCTCAAATGGGATATTCTGCATTTGATAAAATGCCACCTAAATTTTCAGATTTCATTATTGGCCACGTTGCTGGTTTAGTAGCTGAAAAAACTGAACAAAATATTTGGCAAGGTGTTAATGCAACTGCTGGAGAATTTGATGGATTAGTAACTTTAGCTTTAGCTGATGCTGATGTAGTAGATGTTGCTGGACACGCTGCTGTAACTGCTGCTAACGTAATTGATAAATTAGGTTCTATTGTTGATGCAGTACCTTCTGCTCTTTACAATAAAGAAGATTTACATATTTACGTATCACAAAACATTGCAAGAGCTTATGTTAGAGCTTTAGGTGGATTTGCTACTTCTATTGGTTCAAATGGTGTTAACGCACAAGGAACACAATGGTATAACGCTGGTGGACAGCTATCTTTTGATGGTGTAAAAATCTTCGTTGCTAATGGATTAGCTGATGATACTGCAATGGCTGCTCAAAAATCTAATCTATACTTTGGTACTGGTTTATTAAACGATATGAACGAAGTAAAAGTTCTTGATATGGCTGATTTAGATGGCTCTCAAAATGTAAGAGTTATAATGAGATATACAAGTGCTGTAAATTACGGAATAGGTTCTGACGTTGTTCTTTACCACGCTTAAGAAATAAAATAATAATTAGGGAGCTGAAATGCTCCCTTAATTTAAAACAATAACAATATGGCTTGCGATTTAACAGCTGGAAGAAAAGTGCCTTGTAAAGATGTTATTGGTGGTATAGTAAGAGCTTGGTTCGTTGACTTTGGAGACTTAGGAACTGTAACTAAAGTAGACGATGAAATCACCGATTTATCTGGTACATTTACTTGCTTTCAATACGATTTAAAAGGTACAAACAGTTTAGAAACTGCTATTACCTCAAGTAGAGAGAATGGAACAACATTCTTTGAAGAAACATTAACTTTAACACTACCTAAATTATCTAAAGAAGATAATAAGGAATTAAAACTTATGGCTTACGGTAGACCTCACATTGCTGTTGAGGATAGAAACGGTAACTTTTTACTATGTGGATTAGAGCACGGTATGGAAGTAACTGGTGGAAGTATAGCTACAGGAACTGCTTTTGGTGACTTAAGCGGTTACTCACTAACATTAACTGGTCAAGAATTAGAGCCGGCTAATTTTATTAGTGGTGGTACTGCTGCTGACCCTTTTGCTGGAATGAGTTCTGCAACTGTAACAGTTACTGTAGGTACAAATAGTTAAAAAATACGCGATTAAATTAATTGTGTGATTCATAATATATAGTTTGATTGGAGGGGAGGAAGTGATTAGCCTCCCCTTTTTTATTAAAAAAATATGCAAATATTAACTACAAGTGGCACACGAATTATTAACTTTATACCAAGAGAAACAATTTTAGGTACTAAAACTTATAAATTAGTGATAAAGTCAGAAGCTCAAAATAAAGTTTTATTTACAGATGTTAATGCAACATTTGCTGAATTAGATTACTATTATCAATATTCAACTACTCAAGCATTAATTGAGAATAATTACTATACTATTACAATCACTAATACAACAGATAACGCAATAATTTTTAAAGATAAAATGTATTGTTCAGACCAAACACTTTCAGACTATGAAATTTCAAACGGTGTTTATATAGAACAAAGCACAGGAGACAATCAATTTATATATTATGGATAATCTACATTTAATACAATTAGGCCAATACGAAAGGCCAACAATCACAGAAGAACGCAACAAAGATTGGGTTTCAATAGGCGATAACAACGACTATTACCAAAGTTTGATAGATGCTTATATGGATAGCACAACAAACAATGCAGTAATTAACGGTGTTGTTAATCAAATATATGGTAAAGGATTAGATGCAACTGATTCAGCACAAAAGCCTGACCAGTATGCACAAATGAAAAGTTTGGTAAAACCTCACGATTTAAGAAACGTTTGCCAAGATTTAAAGCTATTAGGTGAAGCAGCTTTTCAAATAACTTACAATGGTAATAAAATATCAGCAATAACACATTTTCCAAGAGAAACGTTAAGAGCTGAAAAGATGAATGATAATGGAGAAATAAAAAACTATTTTTACTCTGCTGATTGGAGCAAAGTTGATAGAAATACAAAACTTAAAAAGTTTCCTGTTTTTGGTAGTGGCGCACAAAATGAAATATTTATTATTAAAAGATATGTAACTGGTTTTTATTATTATTCGCCAGCGGATTATAATACTGCTTATGCAACACTTGAAAACGAAATTGCTTGTTATTTAATTAACGATACTCAAAATGGTTTTAGTGGTACAAAGGTGGTAAACTTTAACAATGGTGTACCAGATAGAGAAAAGCAATTAGCTATTAAGAATGATGTAATGCAAAAACTTACTGGTAGTTATGGTGAGAAAGTAATTGTTGCATTTAACAATAATGCAGAAAGTAAAACAACTGTTGAGGATATACCACTAAATGATGCTCCAGCACATTACACTTATTTAAGTGAAGAATGTAGTAGAAAAATTATGTTAACACATAGAGTTACTTCACCGTTGTTATTAGGTTTATCTTCTGCTAATGGTTTTTCAAGCAATGCTGATGAAATAGAGAACGCCTCAAGGCTTTTTAACAACGTCGTAATACAACCATATCAAAACCTTTTAATTGATAGCTTAGATGCAATTTTAGCAGTTAATGATATTAGTTTAAATCTTTACTTTAAAACTATTGAACCACTTGAGTTTATGGATTTAGAGAATGTTGAAGGCGAAGAAGCTATTGAAGAACAAACTGGAATAAAGGAAGAAGAAGAAAGCACAGAGCTTGAAATAATGGCTTCTAAGAGTGTTTCTAATAAAGATAGTGATGAACTACTAAAAGATGCTTTAGATTCGCTTAAAGGCGTTAAAATGGATTCTGAAGAGTTTGAAATAGTTGATATTAGAGATTTAGATGATGAAAATGAAAGTGTTGAGGATTGGGCTAAATCTATGATTAAATTAAGTGATGTTGTAGATAGCAAAGAAGATGGATTTTCTACTTTAGATAAATCAATGTATAAAGTAAGATACAAATATGCAAAAGGTAGCAGTAGAGGTGGAGAAAGCAGAGAGTTTTGCAAAGAGATGATGAGCAGAACTGGAGCTGGTATTGTTTATAGATTAGAAGATATTGATAAAGCAAGTAGAGATATGAACTTTAAAGCTGCTAAATTACCAATGCACAAAGGCCAAAAATACGATTTGTTTAAATTTAAAGGGGGGGTATATTGCAGACATAAATGGCAACAGATTTTATACAAAATTAAAAAAGGAAAAGAAGTTGGTAGTGATGATTTAGATGATTACAAGAAAAGTAAAACTATACCAAAGAGTTACGAACCAAAACCAAGAGGTAGAAAACAAGCAAAAAAAGCTCCAGTAAATATGCCTAATAATGGACATCACCCAAATTATACAGGAAAATGAGTAAAGCATTATTTGTAACAAGACACGATATATCAGTATTTACTGCTGCTAATGGTAATATAGATAATGATAAAATATTACCGTATATTAACCAAGCGCAAGATATACACATACAAAATTACTTAGGTACTGAGTTATATGTTAAAATACAAAATGAAATAGTTGCTGGTACTTTAGCAAATCCTTACTTAGCTTTATTAAACGATTATATAAAACCAATGCTACTACATTGGAGTATGGTTGAATACTTACCTTATGCTGGAGTTAATATTTCAAACGGTGGTATATATACTAAGAATCCTGAAAATAGCACAGCATTAACAAAAGAACACGTAGATAGCTTAGTTGAAAGAAGTAGAACAACAGCACAGTTTTACACAAACAGATTTATAGATTATATGCAAAATAACGCAGCTGGATTAATACCTGAGTATTATAGTAATTCTCAAGAAGATATGTATCCAGATGATGTTGCAGATTTTGGGGGTTGGGTACTTTAAAAATATATTATGCCAGATAATAACATAGAATGGGGACAAGGTGGTGTTAACAACAGCAACGATTGGGGAAAAGCAAAAGCTAATTCTACCAATAGCTTTGGTGCTGTTTATGATAGTTCGCCAAGTGGTGATACTAATATTGCTGGTGGGCAACCTGTTGTATCAATAACTTATTCTGCAAGTGCTTTTTGTGCTGATGCAAGCGACCCTACACCAACTATACAAAATAATGCTGGTGCTGGTACATTTAGTTCTACTACTGGATTAGTATTTATTAGCACAACAACTGGTGAAGTTGATATTGATGCTTCTACTGTAGGAAGTTATTTAATTACATATACAGATACAGATGCTGCAACTGCAACATTCAATTTAACTATTAATGCTTTACCTACTGTTATTGTAAGTGTTTCTGCTGGTACTATTTGTGATGGTGAAAGCACAATACTAACAGCAAGTGGTGCTTCTACTTATGTATGGAATGATGGTAATACAGATAATCCAAGAACAGTATCACCTACTACTACAACTACATTTACTGCAACAGGTACAGATTCAAATGGTTGTACTAATACTGGTGCAACTACAATTACTGTAAATGCTCAAGACAGTGCTGCTTTTAGTTATTCTGCAAGTGCTTATTGTGCTAATGGTACAGACCCAACACCAACAATAACTGGTACTACTGGCGGTGCATTCACTTCTACTGCTGGATTGATTATTAATAGTGGAACTGGTGAAATAGATTTAGATGCTTCTACAGTTGGAGCTTATTCAATTACTTATACAACTACTGGGGTGTGTTCAGCTAACCAAAGTGTTAACCTAACTATAAACGCTGCTGACAACGCTGCATTTAGTTACTCTGCAAGTAGTTACGAACCAACAGATGCAGACCCAACACCAACTATAACAGGATTAACAGGTGGAACGTTTAGCGGAACGACTGGTTTAGTAATTAATTCAACTACTGGTGAAATAGATTTAAGTGCTTCTACTGTTGCAAGTCATACTATTACTTATAATACTACTTCAAGTGGTTCAAGTGTTTGTCCAAATACATCTACACAAACAGTAGAAATAGCTTTGGCTGGAATTGCTAATAATTACAGTATGAATTTTGATTCTGCAAGTTCGGATTATATTGATGCTGGTTCTTCGATTGGTGTTATTGGAACAGGTGTTAGAACTTTTTCAGTATGGCTAAAAACATCTGTAACTGGAACACAAGTTGTTTTAGGTACAAGAAACGTTAATACAAATGGTTGGGTTATTCAAATAGAATTAAACACCATATTATTTTATAATGTGCTTGGTGGAGCAAATAAAGGTATTTATACAACGGCAGCAAATTTAACTGATGGTGATTGGCATCATCTTGTAATAGTTAGGGCTGGTACTGGTAATAATAAAATATATGTTAATGGAGTTTCACAAACTTTAAATACAACTACATTTGGAGATGAAAATCTAACAGACCCGCAAAGCTCTTTAGATTTATTAATAGGTGCTGGATATAATACTGGCGGAGTTTTATATAGATTCTTTGATGGACTTATAGACGAAGTAGCAATCTGGGATACAGCTCTAACATCTACACAAGTATCGGAGATATATAACGCAACAGGAACTAATTTAACTAAAGACTTAACCACAGTATCAGGTTCAAACCTAAAGTACTGGAATAGAATGGGAGATTAATATGAGTACACAGTTTACAAATAGACAATGGCGTTTGCCTAACAATGAGAATAAAGACAAGCAGAGTAACTATTCTATGGACTTTGATGGGAATGTTCAACACATAAAAGCATCAAATTTTAGTGGATTAGCCGATAAAAGTTCAGGTTCTTTTTCTTTGTGGTTTAAAACTACTAATACAACATCAAATGCTGGAAAATGTATTTTATCTATACCCTATTCAGGTGGTGGAAATGGTTTTGATATTTATATAAATAATTCTACCAGCTTAAAATCTTATCTTAAAACTTCAACTTTTACAACAACTACAACAAACACTATTACTTATGGAGATAGTAACTGGCATCACGTAGCAGTTGTTTATGATGGTTCTACTCATAAAATATATTTTGACACTGTAGATGTTACAAACACAAGCACACCAAGCCCAAGCGGGGCAATAGCTGCTTCTACAGTTAACACAATAGAAATAGGAAGATTTAGCACAAGTTACCAAAATGAATTTAACGGCCAAATAGACGGAGTAGCCATTTTTAATTACGCTCTTTCTACAAGCCAAATAACAACTCTTTATGGTTCAAGCTCTACTGGTATAGGTAATCCAATGAGTTTAAGTCCAAAGCCAGTTGCTTACTATCCTTTAGGAGACCAAGATGCTTTTAATGGAGCTAATTATTTAGTGCCTAATATTGCTGCTGAAGAAGATGACGGAGATATAGCTACAAGTTACTCTCCTTATGCTTTAGATTTTGATGCTGCCAGTTCAAATTATATAGATTGTGGAAATATAACATCTTTAAACAATTTAAGTGCTTTTTCTACATCTACTTGGATTAATTATGAGGGAACTATTAGTGGTGCTTCTTCTCATATGTTTTTATCTGGTGGTAGTGCTTCAAACAATAGGTTCTATGTACAATTATATAGCTCTAATCAGATTAGATATGGCTATAATGGTAATACTATTGTAACTACATCAAGTATGAGTGTAGGAAATTGGTATAACATTGTAACAGTTCATAATGGAACTTCTTTAGATGTGTATTTAAATGGGGTTAAACAAAACACATCTCCAGTTACAGTAGTTGCTCCAAGTACTAATATAGGCAACAATTTTCAAATTGGTAAATATTTTGCTTTAAGTAGTTATTATTGGGATGGAAAACTTTCAAATGCTTCAATCTGGAACACAGATTTAACATCTTCTCAAGTAACAGAACTTTATAATGAAGGAGTACCATCTAACCTAAACAACCATAGTGCATATTCAAACTTAGTAAGCTGGTGGCAGTTAGGAAGTAATAGTTCTTTTAATACTAACTGGACTGTATTAGATGAAGTAACTGCAAGTGGCAACAATGGAACTTCAAGCAATATGACTGAGGATGATATAGTAGATGGTGTTGGTAGTTATGCAAATGGTTTAAGTTCAGGAATGGGAGGAGATGAAGTTATTGGAGATGCACCTTATAGCACAGCCAATTCTTTAAGTGTAAATATGGATGTTTTAGACAGGGTAACAGATACACCAAGTTAAAATTTTAAAATAAATAAAAATGAATAATAGAAGTTATATAGTAATTAGTTTAAGTTCAACGGATAGCGTGCTATGGTCGCAAGTTTCACAATCTTCTGCACAAAGTAGGGGAAGAAACTTAGCAAACACTCAAGGTTTATTAAGCTATAGTGTTACACCAAGTTTTATAAGTGATGGTTCTGTAGTGCCTGTTGGTGATATTATGAATCAAACAGAAGCCCTTGAATTATTGCAAACGTCAGCTTGGTCAGAGCCAATGCCAGAAGAATGAACAATTTAAAAAGTGTAAGAATGGAAGACCACTCAATTTTAATGGTAGTTAGCACTTTAATTGGCGCTTTAGGCATTAAAGAAATATGGGGAATTGTAAAGCAAAAGATTGATATAGGTGCTAAGAAAGATGAACGTGAAGAAAGTTTATATACAAAACAGATTGAAATTCTTACTAATAAAATTACACAACTTGAAACTAAAATAGAATTACTTATTGAAGAAAATATTCAACTAAGAGTTAAGGTTGTTAAGATGGAAGCACGCTTGATAAATAGTGCTAAAAAAAAAGTAAATAGAAAAAATAATGAGAAAAGTAAATAAGATTGTAATACATTGTACAGCTACCAAAGAAGGAAACAATGTAAGTCCAGCCACTATAAAAAGATGGCATTTAAACAGAGGTTTTTCAGATATAGGTTATCATTATATTATTGGTATTGAAGGTAAAATAAATGCTGGTAGGCCAGTATCTAAGCAAGGTGCTCACGTACGCTCAGGAAATAGTGATAGCATCGGAATTGCATATACGGGTGGCTTAGATTCTAACGGTAAAGCAAAAGATACAAGAACAGAAGCACAAAAAGCATCACTAATTAAAATACTAAAAGTATTAAAAAACATTTATCCACAAGCAAGTATTCACGGCCATAGAGATTATTCTCCTGACAAAGATGGCGATGGAGTTGAGGAACACGAATTTATGAAAATGTGTCCTTGTTTCTCAGCAGAAATTGAGTACCTTGAGCTACAACCAAAATCTTTCAAACCAAAATCAAAAAAAGCAAAGGATAAATTAAATGGAAAAAAATAATCAAACTAACTTAGAGGACTTAATTAAGAGAATGGAGAATTTACCAGTACCAGAAAGAACTTGTAATATTGATGATGAAACTTGCGAAAGCTGTAGTGGATGAAGAAGCTAAAAGATACTAAAATAGGTTTATTACTAAAAGAGAAAGCACCTAAAATATTAGAGCTTATTGGCGATGTGTTGCCTTCTAATGGCACTATGGGTATATTAAAAAACATTATTTCTAAAGATCCTGATTTAACTGCTCAAGAAAAAGAAGAACTTCATAGACAAGTTGTTGAGATGTATAAGCTAGAGGTTGAAGATCGAAATTCAGCTAGAAATAGAGAGGTTGAAATGGCTAAATCTGGAGCTAATGACTGGATGATGAATTTAACTGGTGTTATTGGTTTATTCTGTTTTGTTTTTATAGTTTATGCAGTCGTATATATTCCGCAAGTTTTAGAAAACGAACTATTCATTCATTTGATGGGGATGGTTGAGGGTGTGGTCATTGGGAATATCTTTGCTTTTTATTACGGTACAAGCTCAAAAAAGTAATTTAATTTTTTTTTCGTAAATTAGATTTATGAAACAACATAAAAAAAGGTGGAAAGATTCAGGTAATCCACGCTACAGACTCAATTCAGATGAGGCGCAAATCATAAATGACTATAGAAGATTAAAGCAAGAAGCACAAGCTGAGGGATTAAATCCAAATGATATTCATAGTGGCTGGATAAAAAATAAAAAAGCCAGTTTATATTTTAAAAATCCAAATTTTAAGAAAAACGATTTAAAGGAGTTTAAGCAACAGTTACTGTCAGACTTAAAACAATACGCACCAAACTTTCAAAAGGTCGTTAAACCTAAAGTAAATGACGGTCATTGTCTTTTAATATCTCCAGCTGATATACATATTGGTAAATTATGTAAATCTTTTGTAAGTGGTGAAGAGTATAACAAACAAATTGCAGTTCAAAGAACTCTTGAAGCAGTTGATGGAATACTACAAAAAAGTAACGGTTTTAATATAGATAAAATTGTCCTTTGTATAGGTAATGATGTAATGCATATTGACACTCCTAGTGGTGGAAAGACTACGAAAGGAACGGTTCAGGATGTTGACGGTATGTTTTTTGAGCATTTCCATATTGCAAAAAGATTATATATAAATATTATTGAAACATTAGTTTCTTTCTATCCTGATTTACACGTTGTGTATAATAGTAGTAACCACGATTATTTAACTGGTTTTTGCTTGGCTGATACTATTGCTACATACTTTAGAAATAGTAAAAATATAACTTTTGATATTAGTTTACAACATAGAAAGTATTATACTTATTATAATAATTTAATTGGCAGTACACACGGAGATGGCGCAAAGTGGGATTTATTACCTTTATTAATGGCTGATGAGTGTAAAGAATGGAGCGAAACAAAATACAGATATATGTTTGCACATCACGTACATCACAAAGTGAGTAAAGATTTAATTGGATGCAGTTTAGAAAGTTTACGTAGTCCATCACCAGCAGATAGTTGGCATCATAAAATGGGTTATACTTCTTCTAATAACCAAGCAATAGAAGGTTTTATCTTCTCTAAGAACAATGGCCAAGTAGCCAGAATAACACATTTATTTTAAGGGGTAGAATAATTTTTTTAGAAAAAAGTTCTAAAATGTTTTTTATTTATAATATATTATAATATATTTGTTCTAACAAACTTAAAAACAAATATTATGATAATCACACTAACAGAAACACAATTTATAAATCGCTTTTTAGAAATAAGACCAAACAACTTTTCAGTTGAAGGGTTAAGAGCTTTATACGAATACTTTGAAGAAGTTGATGAGGGGATGGAATTTGACCCAATAGCTATATGCACAGAATACACAGAGTACTCAAGCCTTAGAGAGTTATTAGATAATTACGGTGGAGATTTTAGTTATATAAAAGATATACACGATTTATCTGACTACACATCTGTAATTCACATTGACGATTTTTCATTTATAATAGCAGACTTTTAATTATGAAAAAATTTATATACGAAGGAACTATGTTTGCCGCGATGATTTACATAGCATATAAGTTAACAACATTTATTTTATTAAATTTATCATTATGGAAAAAAATAATAACATTTTAAGAGACAAGGTTATTAAGTTGCAAAATGAACTTAAAGAACTTCTAGGAAATAATAAACATATTTATGTACACGAAACAAATACATTTTGGGAAGATAGTGGCGAATTACATATAGAATGTGAACAAGGAACAATCGTTTGGAACTTAGAAACATTATATAATGATTTACCGCATATGTTATCTTATTGTATTGAAGAACATAAAAAAAAAGAACAAAGAATAAAAAAAGAAATGACACAATTAATAAAAAATAAATTATGAGTTATACAAATAAAACTTTTTATGTGCCAGCTGAAGAAGTAGATGAGCTACATAAATTTCAAGAAAAATGCAAAGAGGAAGGGTGGAAATCTTATTCTCAAGTACTAATGTTCCTTATAAAAGAATATAACCGAAAATGATACCCTATCCACATCCACATAATGAACACCACCATAACGAGCAAATCAAAGAATGGTGGGCATACGAAACAACAAGCTATTTAGAAGATAGGTTGATTAATCTTATAACAAGAGTGAAATGGAACAGGGGGGTAGTTAAACAAATGATTAAGGAAAATAAATTTAACTCAAACGATAGGGAGATACATAAAAACAGAATGGACAGCTTTATAAATGAGTTAAATCAAATTGAAAAACAATTACGCACTATTGGAATGCGATACAATCCCAAACGACTATTAATAATAAAACAATCAATAAAACAAATACAACAATTATGAATATAAAACAATTAGCAGAAAAATATAATTTATCCAAAGATGACTTTTGGGAATTAAAAAGAGGCGCACGTTCAATGTGGATAATTACTCACGATGCTTGCGAAAAGATAGCAGCAAAAGAAAACATACAATTTGGAGCGCCTACAATATACAGGGATGGCAACCAAGATATTGCAATAGTAGGAGATGCAAAACGTGGTAATAAAGTTATGTGGTCAACTGGTGAAGCATCACCTAAGAATTGCAAGATGGTATACCCTTGGTCAATGGCTGAGAAACGTTTAAAAGATAGGTTAGTGCTAAAATTAATCAATGCTTACGAATATGGTGTTTATTCAGAAGAGGAAGCAGATAGCTTTAAGAAACAATGATTGACTTTAAAATAAGATGTTCTGCTATTAATAGCATTATGACTAAACCTAAAAAAGATAGGTTGGTTTCTGCTGGAGCTGAAACATATTGCAAGAAGTGGTACACCGAACAAATATATGGTCGTAAAGAAGAAGTTTCTAGCAAGTATATGTTTAAAGGAAACAGCGTGGAAGATGAATCAATTGAATTTATAGGAAAACAATTAGAATATAAAAAACTTAGAAAAAACTATAAATCTTTTGAAAATAATTTTATGACTGGCACTCCTGATGTTATAACTAAAGATGAAATATTAGAAGTTAAAAACAGTTGGAATTGCTTCACTTTTCCTTTATTAGAAACAGAGATACCAACTAAAGGTTATTTTTATCAGGCTCAAGGTTATATGCATTTATCTGGATTAAAGAAAGCTAAATTGATTTATACATTAATGGATACTCCAGAAGATTTAATTGAAAAAGAATTTTTTAAATCTCCTAATTATTCAAATGATATATCTATTTATGAAGAATTTAAAAAGGATTATACATATAATAATTTAGAAGATAAATACAGAATAAAAATATTTGAAATAAGCTATGATGAAGAAGTAATAGAAAATATTATTGATAGAGTTAAGGCTTGTAGAGAATATATAAAAACAATTAAATTATGAAAAAAATCGCAATAATAGGGGGGTTAAGTTTAATGACTGCTGGAACAACTAATATGCTATGGCATAAGCAGAAGTTAAATTTAAATCCTCACACATTCGCAATAGCTACAGGGAGTTTTTTTGTAGCTGTAGGAATAACATATAAATTTTAAATGATTAAAAAAGAATGGCGTTGGATGCCAGATTATAAACAAAAACAAATAACAATGGAAAAACAAAAAACAATATATTGTGGAGGCGGTAAAAAAATGGGAGCTGACTGGTTAAAAGTAACAGTTCATTTAGATAAAGCCAAAGAACACTTTTTTGAATACAAAGGTAAAACTTACTTAAAGTTAAATATTAACATTAAAGACCAGCCTGACCAATACGACAAGGATGTTTCTTTAAGTGTTGATACTTACCAACCAGAAGAAAAAAAGGAAGTAACTCAAGAACCAGTTAAATCTGATTTACCTTTCTAATGAAAATGAAAAAAGATAAAAGTGATTATATATTTAATTATCATTTAGGGGATGAGGATAGAAAACTTATCCCCTATCTTTTAAGTAAAAGCATAAAAGGTGTTAATAGAATTAGAACACTTGATAGAGTTTGTGAAAGATTTGGACTTAGTACAGCGTATATAAAAAATAAATATTGTTATATACTTGATGGTTATAAAACAAATTTAGGTTCAAAAGTTCTTCCATACTATAAAGATGAAATGTTATATGGAGAAAACACACAACACTACACATATGCAGAATTATCTAAAAGCGAAAAAGAATTATATAATGACTGAGCAAGAAAAAACTATACTTACAATTGATTGGTTAAATAAAAAATTTAATTTATTTATAAAAAAAACAACTGGTCAATTTGATTTATGGGATGCTCAAGATGATAAAAGAATTATTGAATTTAAATTTAGAAATAAATATTATGAAGAAAAATACATACAAGTAGATAAATTTTTTTGTTTATTAATGGCTGCTGAATATTATAATAAACACGCATACTACATAGTTATAGATAATGAGGTTAGGATATTTAATTTAACTGAATTAAAAAATGAATTAATTAATAGTAAAGTGGTAATAAAACAAGCTTCCTATCAAACTGAATTTAAAAATAATCAAAAAATAAATAAATATTTTTATATATTAAAACAATCAAATCAAACTAATCAATTATGAAACTAACAAAAAGAAAAGGATTTAATTTCTTTAGAAGTTATTTTGATGTCTATAATGAACTTGAAAATGACACAGATAAAGTACAATTTATTGATGCTTTATTAAATAGACAGTTTTTAGGCATTAAACCAACTGATTTAAAAGGGATGGCAAAGTTTGCTTATATCAGTCAAACAAACAGTATTGACGGTCAAGTTAGTGGTTATGAAACCAAGACTGGAAACAAACTATCAAACACCCCTACGGAAGGGGGTAAGCAAGGGGTTGACACACCCCCTGACCTACAAGGTAAAGGGAAAGGTAAAGGTAAAGGGAAAGGTAAAGTAAAAGAGAAAGGTAAAGGGTATAATAAATATCAAGATGACAATGTTTTAAAATTACAACCTGAAGTCTTAGAAGTTTTAAAAAATGCTAAGTAATAATCAAGATTCATTAAAGTATTTATTTGACTACAGGGATGGTAAAATAAAGAAAGGATTAGGTATTGGTTGTTTATTAGATGACTATTACGTTTACAAACAAGGTGAGTTTAATATGTTCTTAGGGTTGGACAACGTTGGTAAGACAAACTGGTTGTTGTGGTATTTAACTGCTCTTACTAAAAAGTATAAAAAGAAATGGTGCATTTGGTCTGGTGAAAATAAAGTTGGACAATTAAAAAGAGATATTATACAATTTTGGGTTGGTGAAAACATTAAAGAACTTAAAAGAAGTGAAATTGAAAATTATCATAATATTATAAATAAATACTTTTATTTTATAGATAATAGAAAATTATACGACCATAAACAACTACTTAAAATATTTGAAGAAACAGATTGTAATGGTGGTTTTATAGACCCTTTTACTGGCTTAAACCATAATAGAAGAGTTGGTCAATTTGATAGGAATTACCAAATATGTAATGATGTAAGAGAGTTTTGTAATAGAACTAAAAAAACAATTTATATTTCTATACACCCACAAACAGAAGCGGCAAGAAGAGTATACCCACCTGACCACCCTTTAAACGGGCATATACAAGCACCACGTAAAGCTGACTGTGAAGGTGGGCAAGTGTTTCCAAACAGAGTTGACAACTTCCTTTGTTTACACAGGTTAGTAGCTCATAAAGATTTATGGATGCAAACAGAGGTATACGTTTATAAAATAAAAGATAAAGAAACTGGGGGTAAACCCACCAACCTCGCAGAGCCATTAAGATTTGATTATAATAGTGGTTTAGGATTCACAATTGGTGGTAATAATGTTTTAAAATAAAGTTATGAGGAAAAGAAAAATAAATGAAAAAAAAATTAACGAACTATTTAATATTTATTATAAAATTGTTGACTATCTATCTGACCAAACAGAAGAATTTTATGACGAACAGTATAATAATTTATATGAATGTTACGTAAGGTTTGAAAAAAAAATATCTATTGAAAATATGAAAAACGTTATTTTTTTAAATATTTATTATAAGTATAAGAAAAATTTACAACCTATAATTGAAGATAAATATTTTTGGATGGCGGTGAATAATATTGAAGGTTTAAAACAAATGAAAACAATAGCAAATAAAATAAAATTATGAATTACAAATACAAAGACATAGAAAAGTTTACACATTTTACAAGCTGGACAGATAAACAAAAAATAGATGAGTTATTAAGAATAGATTGTTCATTATACGCACACTTAGGAATTGATTCTTCTAAAGCAGAGAAAGAAGAAGTTAAAAGAAAAAGCATAGATATATACAGAACCATAAAAACAATAGATAGTAAGTTAGGGGATGAGTTGCTTTACACAATGGATTTAAAAAGATGAATGACATAGATTTAATACACGCTAAAAATAAATTAGAAATATTAATTCTAAAGATAGAAAATAAGTATAGTGATGGAAATATACCAGCCGAAGCTGAAAGTTCCTTAAAATCGCTATATTTAGCCTTAAACGTTATGTTAAGACAAGAAAATTACATTGAAGTTTTGAAAAGTGAAATTATTTCTATAAAATTGCAAAGCATAGAAACTTATAAAGAAACTGCAAGGTTAAAAAAAGAAGTTAAAAAAATACTATGAAAACTATATTATTAATGTTAATACTATCACACATAACCAGCTTTATCTCTGGTTCTTTAATTGTTGTAATTATAAAAAAATATCTTGAAAAGTAAAAAGAGAACATTAAATGAATACAGACAAACTAAGGACTCTCACTACCGTAGTGATGATTCTCCTATTGAGTACAACATTGCTTTGTTGTGTAGAATATATACTAATGATGCTGAACTTGGAGCAATAGTTAGAAAACATTTCCAAAAAATATGAGTTTAAATGCAAATCAAAAAGGTAAAAGATTCGAGTTAAAAATTGCTAAAGATTTAGCAAAGAAGTTTGATACTAATATAAGAAGGACACCAAACAGCGGTGGATTAAGTATTAAAGGTGATATTATGACCACAAGTGGAATACTATCAGAATATAGCTGGGAATGTAAAAACCAAGAGAAATTAAATATCTGGAAAGCATTAGAACAAAGTGAAGGTGATGCACGTGGTACACTAAAAACTCCTGTAGTTGTATTTACTAAGAACTTTGAAAAAGATTATATTGCTTTACAATACGATGATTTTGTAAATATACTTCTTGAATTAGATGAGTACAGAAGTAAATAATATATTACACATCTTGGTTAAAGATGAAAAAACTTGGCTATCTATGGCTGAGGAAATAACCAGCAACAGTAAAATACCAGCAAAAGATTTATTACACGACTTTTACATTGCTTTACATAGTAAAATTGATAGTAAAAAAGTAAAAATTAACGATATTCTATATAACGATTCTTTAAATAAAGCGTTTATATATAAGATGATGCATAATATATTCATTGATACTATAAGAGTTGACAAAGATTTACTAATTGATAAAGACTTAAAAAACATTATAGAAGCAGATAACACAAAGTATGTAGATATAGAAAAAGTAGTTGATGATATAGTAAATGATTTTTACTGGTTTGATAGAAAGTTATTTAATTTATATAGAAAGAAATTCCACAGTATTAGAAAACTATCTGCAGCAACTAATATATCAAACGTGGTTGTATGGAGAACAATAAACAATTGTATTAAAGAAATTAAAAAAAAAATTAGTGATGAGTAAAGGACTTGGAGATAGCATAGAAAAGATAACAAAAGCTACAGGAGTAAAACAAGCTACTGATTGGATATTTGACAAGTTAGGTAAAGACTGTGGATGCGATACAAGAAAAGAAAAGCTAAATAAATTATTTCCTTATAAAAATATAGAATGTTTAAATGAAGATGAATATATGTATTTAAAAGGATTCTTTGCTTTAAATAAAAACGTAGTAAACGCAAACGAACAAAAAGCATTATTAAACATACACAATAGAGTATTTAACACTAATAAAGAAGCTTCAAGTTGTGGCAGTTGCGTTAAAGGTTTAGTAGAAACCATAAAGAGATTATACAACGAATATGAATATGAACGAGAAAATAAAAGCAATTGAAAGAAAACTATTAAAATTTTTTAAAGATGAAAACACAGAAAGTAAAAATATCGCAAGTAAAAAGAAACCCAGAGAATCCACGACTAATAAAGGACAATAAATTTCATAAGTTAGTAAAGTCAATAAAAGAGTTTCCAGAGATGTTGGAAATAAGGCCAATTGTTGTTAATGATGATATGGTTGTTCTTGGTGGTAATATGCGTTTAAAGGCTTGTCAAGAAGCTGGTTTAAAAGAAGTGCATATTATAAAGGCAGATAAATTAACAGTGAAGAAACAGAGAGAATTTATTGTGAAAGACAATGTTGGTTTTGGTGAATGGGATTGGGATATGTTGGCTAATGAATGGGATAATGCAGAACTGAATGATTGGGGGTTAGATGTTTGGCAACCTGAGAAAGAAGTTGATTACAA